AAGGATATTAAAATACAAGGTGAACAACCATTATTCCCAATAGATTAAATGTTTAAAGTTACAACAGGTATTAAGAGATTGTTAAAGGTGCAGCAATCTGAATGCAGGATAAAAGAAATACCTGGCGGAACTTGGGCTGGTAAAACTTACGACATTATCGCTATTGCAATAGACAGAGCTATAAAAGATAACGGTTTAGACATGACTGTGGTGGCTGAAACTATAACAGCTGTTAAGGCAGGAGCGTTAAAGGATTTCAAAAACATAATGCGTGAAACTAATCGTTGGGATATCTCACGATATAATCATACGGATAGAATATACACATTTACAGGAGGTTCAACGATTCAGTTTACTTCTTTTCCAGACGAAGATAGTGCAAAGCAAGCAGGTAAGAGAGGTTGGTTATTTATAAACGAAGTAAATACAATACCTCAAATAATATGTGATGCGTTAATGATCCGTACCGATGGTGATATTTGGGTGGACTATAATCCAACAGCTACGTTTTGGTTCAATAGAGAGTACACAGGCAAGCAAGGCACTATAACTGAAAGATTAACCTATAGAGATAACGAAGCACTACCAGAATCAATACTTAATGAATTACAGTCAAGGCGTGTAAAGTCTAAAACTTCTGAGTTCTGGCGTAATTGGTGTGATGTATATTTAGATGGTAAAACTGGAAGGCTTGAAGGTGTATGTATTCCTGACTGGAAAGAAATAAGCAACTTACCTTTAGGAGTAAATGGAGATTTAGAGTGCAGACTATTACGTCACGGAATGGATTTCGGATACACTAACGATCCAACAGCTACTATAGCCCTTTATAAATGGAATAACGCATACATACTTGATGAAGTATTCTGTACTAAGGGACTGTTAAACTCAGCGATTAATAATGTGCTTAAAGCTAATAACGTTACAGGTACAATAGCTGCGGATTTAGCAGAGCCTAAAAGTATAGCTGAATTGAGATTCTACGGTCACGATATAATAGGCGCGGCAAAGGGTAAGGACTCAATTATTTACGGTATAGGATTACTTAATCAGAATGAAATATACGTGACAAGCCGAAGCAAGAACCTTATAAACGAATTGCATAACTATGTATGGGTTAAGGACAAGAACGGAGACAAGGGAAATAAACCTATCGACGCGTTTAACCATTGTATAGACGCTGCTCGTTACGCATTATCTAGCGAGTTAGACAACCCAACAAAAGGCCAGTACTTTATTAGTTAATTATTTGTATATTTGCTTATGAGATTAGAGATAATAATAAAAGAAAGACGTTACGGCAACGGTAGAATGTTTGTCAAGTTCACTATTAATGGTATGGATAAAGAAATCAATTGCCGAATGCCTGACGACACACCAGAAGAATACAAGAGCGATAAGTTTCTTTTAGACTCGATAGTAAAAGAGTACTGCGAGAACAGGGTTAAGTATTAGTTAGTGTCAACTATTTAACTACCTTTACAATAAAAACATTATGGAAGAGAATTATGATTATCTAATTGAAATATTAGAAGAAAGCGTAAAAAAGAACGGAGAAAAGCCGTTAACTAACAAGTGGTTACTAAACATACTTAAATTAACTACAAAGCAATTGAATAATGATGAAGATGATTTTTCAGGTGTTAGTTTTGACCCGTATTACGATTAACAACAAAAACATTGAGGGCAAGTACGGAATAGAAATCGAATACACACCAACAGGAAAACTTTAACACTAAGGAACTATGAAAGAAACAGCGAAACCAGAAAGGAAAGATTTTTATTTTAAAGCTATTGACGGATTGCCAGAGTTTGATTTTTATAAGTACATGGATAAGGTTGAAGAATACGTAAGCAAACTCCAAGCCAAGCACGAAGAAGAACTGATAAGGCTTAACGACTTACTAATGGCGTCAAGATCAATATACAAAGAGGGTTCTGAACCCGATCAAAGATGGGAGGCAAGCCTAGCAAAGCACACCACACCAAACACTAAGGAACTATGAAAGGAATAAAAAAGCGTCAAGCAAAAAACAGAGCTAAAAAAGAAGCCTCTGAAAAGTATAGTAAAGAGCAAGATTTGAGAAAGCAATATAACCTAACCCCTTAAGTGGAATATAAAACGAAGGAACTATGAAAGAATACAGAATAAAAGAATGCTATGCAGAGGGCAGGAAAGAAATACACTACGACGCACAGATAAGAACTTTTTTCTTTATATGGTTATCACTTAAAAATAGAAGGTTAGGTGGGCGTTCTTTGATTTGCTATGAAACGATTGAACAAGCGAATGAAGCAATAAATAAAGATAAAAACTATTATAAATTAAAAGTTATACGATATTTAAAATAAGGAACTATGAAAGAAGCACTAAAGATTACAGCCAAGTCTATTATTCTATTTGCCGTAACTGTTTTGCGGTTCGCTTTGATCACTCCTAACAAACCAAAACCAGAGACAGAGTGTAAAGGTTGGGTTACTATTGGAAAAAATAATAGCGACGGTTGTAAGCAGTAAAAATATAATTGTTAATAAGCTTGTGAGTTGTGAATAAGTTGATTAGATTTGTAGGGTAGCAACGAAGCTATAACAAAAACTGACAAAATGAATTTAATAGAATTTGTAAGAGAAACATTTAAAACAGAAGGATATTATCACCGACCTAGAGTAATTTGTAATGATGGTTTTATTATGTCTGTTCAAGGAGGGACAGCTAATTACAGTAGTCCTAGAAAAAATTGCAGTATGTTTTCTAGTATGGAAATAGGTTTTCCGTCAGAAAAAGAAATTTTAATAATGAAGTTTGCCGAAGATAAAGGTAATCCAACAGGCACTGTTTATGGTTGGGTTGATGTTGATGTTATTCAGTCAGTTATTGATAAGCATGGAGGTATAAGTGTATCTAAAACTTTCAGTTCTTACATTCCCTAGTTCCGTAAGTTCTACGGAATACACCAATCACCCGCGTTAATTCGTTGGGTGGTTTTTTATTTGGTACAGTTTTGCATCTTTTCAGTTATAAAGGTATGAAGTCAGAAATCACAAAACCAGACAGTTTAAAAGAGATCACATTAGGACAGTATCAAGAGTACTTGACAAAGTGTAAAGGACTAGAAGGCTACGAACTTGCTAGATGTACCGTAGAAGTGTTCTGCTGCCTTCCGAAAGTATCGGTGTTAAAGATTAGCTTAATCGATATTGCGTCCATTACAGCGCATTTAAATGAACTGTTTGCAATTGAACAGCCTTTGTCTAAATCATTCACGCTTGAAAGTGGAGATGTAAGCCAAGAGTTTGGATTCATTAACGACTTAGAGAATATGTCTTTAGGTGAGTATGTGGATTTAGATACTACTATCGTTGATTGGGATTTAATGCACAAAGCAATGGCTGTACTTTACCGACCTATTAAATCAAGGCTTAAAGAAACGTACAAAATTACAGAATATAACGGTACTAAAGACTTTGCAGACGTTATGAAGTTCATGCCTTTAGACGTGGCTTTAGGAAGCATTGGTTTTTTTTACCTTCTCGCGAACGAATTATTGAAAGCTACCCGCAATTATTTGGAAGAGGAAACAGAGGCGATGATTTCAGCAGAACTGCACAATTCAACAAACAGTGGGGGTGGTACAATTCAATCTATGCACTCGCTCAGGGAGACATTACAAGATTTGAAGAAGTTGGAAGACTTCCAATTGCCGAGGCTTTCACTTACTTAAGTTACGAGAGCGAAAAGGGAGAGATAGAAAAGGAAAACATAGAGAAACAATTTAAGAAATGAGAGCATATTACGATGTAACGACAACTTTAAAAGACGCATTGCTTGAAGATGTGAATGTTAATACAGTTTCTAAAGGATCGACTAACAAAATAGACAACGCAAAGCAGACTATATTCCCATTAGCACACATGAGAATCGAGAACGTTACACAAGAATCTCCTGCACTTCGTTTAAGCGTTAGTATTGAGTTACTTGATATAGTAGATATAAGCAATAAACAAACGAATGACAGGTTCACAGGTAACGATAACGAAGACGACATATTAAATACACAGTTAGCCGTGGGTGTTCGATTAATGGATAGACTTAGTAGGGGTGATTTATTCGGTAGTGAATACCAACTAGACGGACAGCCAAACTACGAACAACTAAACAACGAATACGAGAACGGATTAAGCGGTTGGAGATTGACCTTTGATATTATGTATAAACACGATATGACTATCTGTTAATGGGAGTGGAAATAATTAGTTTAGGAGGAGGTCCAAGTGCAACAAAGAGTTTATTTATCTCTCAACTTGGTGCGACTACTAGAAAATTAAACGCTCAGATAAAGAAAACAATTATACAAGTAAAGGCCGTTGATACTGGCAGAATGAAAAACAATACCAAGGTAAAGATAATGTACAACTTTACTACTGATAAGTTCACGATTACTCAGAGCGGAGTCACTTCGACTTTCTATTACATATTTGTAGATGAAGGAACGCAAAACAGTGACGGAACAATACGAATTAAGGCGCGTGACATAACAGATAAGACATTAAATAAACAAGTAGTACAATTAGCATTAGATAAGCTGTTCGACAAGTGGATAGATTATATTATAGATAGACAATTTGAAGTATAGATATGGCAACAAGTATAAATATTAGAAGTCCCAGGATAGTAGATATCTCAGGAACAGCGAACCAAGAGACGAAAGTTGAATTGTTTATTTGGAACAGTCCAAGTAGTATTCCAGCATCACCAACTTACACGCTTGAAAAACCTATTCCTTCGTCTATAATTACAGAGACAAGTTACGATATTTCCCCATTTTGTAAAAGGTTTATATCTCACAGGTCTTTTGTTCCTGTTACAGCAGATACAGCAGCACCAGTAAATGAGTATTGCTACTGTACTGTTAAGGAGTATTTAGACGGTGTATTAAACTTGACAACGGAGTATATTTGTTTCAGTGGTTACGGTTACCACAATGAAGGAGAGAACCCGCAACAGGGCGATAAATTCTTAACAGCTGGAGATTATAACGTTCAATCCTCTGGAAGTTGTGGAGCGGTTTACTACCACGATAATCAAGCAGTAACTCGGCAAGCTAGATACACAGGCTTATCAACAGGTGGAGTAACTACAATAACGCTAGCTTATGAAGTAGGCTATATTCCATACTTAAACACTGCGTACATTGGAGAGGGTAACAAACTTGAAATCATACGCGATTCAATAGTACAAAGTACATACAACTTTTACGAGGTTGAAGAATGTAAATACACACCTGTTAATTGTGACTTTGTTAACAAACATGGAGAGTGGCAAAGGATTGTATTCTTTAAGTCTTCGGTATCTAGTTTCGAGATGAACAGCAACGAGTATAATTTAATGCCGAGCTCAACTACGTACAACGTTAAAGACAATGTTAGAAAAGCGTTCAATATAAACGGTAATGATAAGATTACAGTTAACACGGGCTGGGTATTTGAATCATACAGCGAAACGATAACACAGTTAATGCTTAGTGAGAAGATTTTATTAGATGACGTTCCGGTGCTTGTTACCACTAAATCATTTAATAAACAAACAGGATTAAATAATAAGAACATCAATTACAAATTAGAATTCAAGAACAGCGCGCCAAAACTTAACTACAATACATAATGAGAAAGGTTGAAATATACGTTGATAATCAAATACTAGATTTGTTTGACGATGAAAAAATACAGGTTAAATCAAGCGTTCAAGACGTTAACGATATTGCCAAAGTATTTACGGACTTCTCCCAGTCGTTCTATGTTCCTGCAAGTGATAATAATAATGCAATATTTGGATTCTACCACAACAACGAAGTAGACGAATTCAATGCCAATGTAAGGGCGGCGTGCAGAATTGAAATAGGACTAACACCGTTTAGGGATGGTAAGCTACAATTAGAAGGTGGAGTTGTTAAGCATAACCAAGTAGACGCGTACAAGGTTACATTCTATGGAGAAGTAGTAACACTTAAAGACAAATTTAAAGAGGATAAATTAAACACTCTTGATTATTCATCAATTGATTTTCCATACACAGGAGCAAACGTTAAAGCTTCTATCGACTCGGACACTTATCAAGATGTTAGGTTTCCGTTAATTAGTTCAGAGCGTGTTTGGACTTACGACACAGGCGGTGCTTCACCACAAGACATATCCATCTCTTCAAATGCAATTGTTTATACTGAATTATTTCCAGCTATAAGTGATGCAAAAATAATGGGTTTGATAGCTAGTTATTACGGCGTTACTTTTACGGGGCTTTTCCTTACAGATGACAGGTTAAAAAACTCTTATACATGGTGGAAAAATAAAGAGACAACTAACTCTTTAACTACAAGAGCAATAGATTTAACTTTTAACCCTACAGATGCAATACTGAATAGTTCTATACCTGACGCTATAAAGATAAGCACCGTTAACATTTTACAGATAGACCTTAATAACTTAACTGCGCCTGCGGATTGGGCTTCATGGGATAACAACGCTTATTACATTGTAAATTTACAAGTCTCTCCATTAGCTACAGGAACATACATTATAGATACATACATTAATGGTACGCTTAGTTCCGTTTCACCTGTTTATCAAAGTGCTGCATTAATACAAGTAATTACAGCACAATATAACACATCAGGATTAAACGATACATATACATTTAAAGCTAGGTCATTAACAGGAGGGTTTGATATAAATTTTACTATTGCTTTAACCTTTAGAAGTTGGTACACGAATACTTCTAACGTTGTAGGGTTTGCAGATTACAACGCACAAATAAGTAACACAGAAACATTGTCTACTAGTTTAGGGTTGGCTATATTATCCCCAGATATAAAAGTTTCGGATTGGTTTAGTGGCACTTTAAAAGAGTCTAACCTTACATGTTTTCCAACTGCTCCCTTAACTTTTCAAATTGAGCCACTAGAGGATTGGTATGCAAACGGGGAATTGAAAGATATTACTGAATTTGTAGACACTGACAAAATAGATGTAGACAGGTTAAAATTGTATAATGAAATATCTTTTGAATGGGAGAAATCAAAGGCTTTTTATAACGTTAATTACAATAGCGACAACGGTAAAGAATACGGAAGTTTAAAGAACTCTTTCCCTAATAATGACGGAGGCAAGTACGCTATAAAATTACCCTTTGAGAACTTACTATTTAACAACTTCGATACAATAAATAACAATCTGCAAGTTGCTTACTGCTTAGAAGACTCGACAAGCCCGAAGCCATACATTCCAAAACCTGTTAAGTTGTATTTAAATACTCTTAAAACTTGCGCTTTCTTTTTAAATAACGGGGTGACTTTTGAAGCGGTTACGCAGTACATGCCATTCGGTCAAAGCACAACGGATAATTTTGCTCAGTACTCAATGAATTTTGGTAGTGAATTTGATACGTTAAATCTAACAAATGTAAACAATTCACTTTACAGAACTTACTACGAGTCATATCTTACTAACCTGTTCAATTCTAGGACTAGAAAAATAACATTAAAATGCATATTGCCTATTCCTTTTTTAACGTCTTTAAAACTTAACGATGAGTTATTAATAAGAGATAAGCGTTACAGAATTAATGACATGACTAGCGACCTTACAACGGGCGTTGTTCAGCTAGTACTTATAAGCAATTTACAAAACGATAGAGGCGGTAAAACGACAGTTTATGAAGTGCCAGCAGGAACAGGAGATACAGGCTCTAGCATTAAAGCACCTATAAATGTTCCATTAGGTGGCTATGTAACAGTGGCCGATCCAGTAGAAACAAAGTTTATAACGTCTTCACCTGTAATACCTGCTACTTTCACGAGTCCTTTTACATTGGCTATTACAGTGCCAACAAATACAACAGGAAGTGATAGGTATCAAACAATTTACATTACAGGTTACAATTCAAGCGGCACAGTTATTTGGATAGACACGTTAATAATCTCCCAGGCTGGAAGTGATTTCTTTTTGCTTACTGAATCGGGCGGTTATTTGTTGCAGGAAAACTTAGATAAAATTTTATTATGATAGAGAAGATATTAGAAATGCTACAGATTTCTGACTTCATGGGGGAAAGTGAAGCAATAGACATAGCAAAAGGAAAGTATAAAACACAAGATACTTTGAAGGGATTTAAGAAACAAATTAAACGTGCGAAGTCATGGCAATAAAGAAAGTAATTGATATTGATATAAGGTCAGACAGTAAGCAGGCTGACAAGTCGTTTAAAGAGATCAAAAAAGACATTGACTCGATTGGTAAATCAGCTGATAAGAATCTGTCTGGTGACAATTTAAAGAAGGTAACAGAGGAATTAAAGAACACAGAGAAAGCAGCCAAATCAACAAAGAATAGACTTCGAGAGTTAGAGGATGAAATGGCAGATATTGGAGATGTTAATAGTCCTCAATTTCAGAAGTTAGCCAAAGAAGCGGGTGGAT